CCACGAGGCATTAGGCTACAAGGTTCCCAACGAGTTTTACTTTGCTTGCTTCGCTGCTTAGAATAATTCTGCTTACTGCCACTCTTAAAATTTTAGAACGTGGTCTTGACAAGGGGCCCATTATAGGAAACATGTGTTTTTATGGGCCGCTTGTAGCTTCTGCTGAGTTTGCGAATGGAAAATTGTTTGCTATAATTATCCCTTTTAAGGGTTATGATGACGAACTCTACAAATTGACCGAAAAATTTGGTCACCCACCATATGGAGATAGTTCTAATACAGTAGGCTGGCGTGGTGAACGTATATTGATTTTCTTAAAACGGGAACAAAGTGATTTTGATGGCACTTTAATATTAATAATGCCAGGAGCACAAGATTTTCTTTATAAATAAACTATTTGTAATAGGAGGATAATTAATATGAAGAAAATACTCGTTTTAATAAGTATGTTGTTCATTCTTGTAAGCGCGAATGCATACGCTTCTTGGGAATATATGGGCAATGACTCTTCTGGGAATCAAGAGTATATATTGCCAGAAAGTTCACAAGTTATAAAATTTACACCTAAACAATTTGAATGGACAGTACAAGTAAAAGAAATATATAGTCGTGAAGGAAAAAGTGATCTTATTAGTAATTATGCGTTAAAAGGCGTTAAAATCAAAGGTATCGAATTAGCGGATTACGAAATTAAGACTTATCATTTTAAAGCCTGGAAAGATCAAGTAGGGTTTAGAGTGGATAATTCCTATGGATACAACAATAATGGTTATCAAGTATGTACCTTTAAAGGGTGGTACAGTTTTGAGCCTTTTGAATCGAGATCTCTTGTTGGTTTATTTTCATACAGAGCATTAAATTATTTGGAAACTTTGAACAATATTGACTATTTTAAAATTTTAATAGAGAACAATAAAAAATAAATTGCGTAAAAAATTCATGAATTATAAAGGAGAAATTTTATGAAAAGAATTGCATTAATTCTAGGATTGATTCTCGCCTTATTTACTTTTTCTGCTGGCGCTTCTGCATGTCCGTATTGTGGAGCTCCAGGTTATTTCACAGGGGAAAGAGGAAACAATTATAGTAATTCGTGGGATGTATATCAATGTTCGAATGGTCATCGATATGATGTCCCTAATACTCTTTCTGGCAGTACTTCTGGCCCAAGAAATAATTGTCCGTATTGTGGAGCTCCAGCTTATTTTACAGGGGAAAGAGGAAATAATTACGGCAATTGGTGGGATGTATACCAATGTTCGAATGGGCATCGATATAATGTTCCTGACTAAAAATATTAACTAGGCGTGGGCGTACTAAGTTGGTTTGATGCAATAAAAAATTGGACGATTTATAGAAAAGCGATGAACCTATGAAAAGATTTGCTCATAAGTTCATCGCTCTTTTACATTATAAAAATACACTTATACCGTAACTTCGATGCCGGATTTAAATTTGACTAGAAAATGGTCGGGAAATATGGTGATTTTCTCGATGATTTTCCGAATGGTAATTTCGTTAAATTCTGTGATCTGCGTAGGATGTTCTCTAATGAATTTTTTCAAGTCTTCGAGGCGTTTGATATTTGCCTGCTGGCTCAGATTATTTTGTTCAGCTTCTTCCTGTTGTTCCCGAAGGCGAAAGATTTCATTGGCAATGGCATTATAGTTCTGGCGATTCGTAGCATGCTGAATGAGCTCTTGCTGTAATTCGTCCAGGCGTTTTTGGATACATTCTGGTGAAAGTGTATCGTTTTTTATAATGGTCTTGGTGATGTTTTTCTGCATCTGCAGCAAGAAGGTGTGGCTATCAGAAAGTATGTGGTTCATGGCCTTCATTGTGATTTCCTTCAGTAGATTTTCGTTCACTGTTCGATTGGTACAGTTTATCTCGGCGCCTCTTGGATCTAGGCGGCTGATGCAGCGCCAGACGATAGATTTGTGACCTCGATTGTTCCAATGGACGCGACGGTACAATTCGCCGCAAACGCCGCAGTAGGTAATTTGGGCAAAACAGTTATTACTGGAAAAACTATGCCTTTGGCCGGAAGGGCTGATATGGACAATGCGACGGCGAACTAACTCAGCTTGTACCTGGAGAAATATGTCTTTAGGAATAATGGCCTCATGATCATTTTCAACATAGTATTGCGGGACGAAACCGTTATTCTTGACACGTTTTTTGGTGAGAAAATCGACGGTATATGTTTTTTGCAAAAGCGCATCACCCATATACTTTTCGTTCCGCAAGATTTTATTAATCGTACTGTCATGCCATTTTTTTCGTCCGGCGCCAGTGAGGATGCCATCTGCTTCTAAATGCTTTCCTATTTTTTTCATACTATAGCCTTCGAGGTATTCGCGATAAATGCGCTTGACGACTTCTGCTTGTTCCGGATCGATGATAAGATGGCCGTTTTCGTCTTTGGTATAACCGAGAAAATGTTTATGATTGACCTGTACTTTACCTTGCTGGTAACGGTACTGGAGGCCTAGCTTTACATTTTGGGAAAGAGATTCTGATTCTTGCTGGGCTAAACTGGCCATGATGGTGATCAGCACTTCACCTTTGGCGTCCATCGTGTTGATGGATTCTTTTTCAAAAAGGACTGGAATATTTTTTTCTTTAAGCTGACGGATGTATTTCAGGCAATCGAGGGTATTGCGGGCGAAGCGGCTGATGGACTTGGTGATGATCATGTCGATGTTGCCAGCCATACATTCCTGGATCATACGGTTGAATTCATTGCGCTTTTTCGTGTTTGTACCCGAAATGCCGTCATCAGCAAAGATGCCGGCGAGAACCCAATCCGGATGGCTGCTGATGAATTCTTTGTAATGCGAAACTTGCGTTTCATAACTTGTTTCTTGTTCATCCGAATCGGTACTGACCCGGCAGTAGGCAGCTACACGCAGCTTCTTTTGTTCCGGTTCTTTTTCGATATTTCCCATGCGTTTTCTGGCGGGGATGATCATAACTTTTTTCATTATATTGCCTCGCTTTCAATGAGACTATAGAGATATTCTGCTTGCTGCCGCGGGTCTTCATAATGATGAAGTGGCTTTTTCCAGTGAAAAGAGGTGTCGGCGACAGCAGGGGTGATTTCCTTTTGCCGATTAATCCGGCCTAATAAAATAGCACGTCGATGCAATTCTTGGGCTGCCTTGTCAAAGGTTTCTTTATCGATAATAGCCGGGTAGAAGGAGTCACCTAAGTAGTGCGAATTTTCCATCATGTGTTTCGCTGTACCATGGTAGGTACTGATTCCGGCTTCAGAGGCAGCTTTATGAAGCGTCATGCCTGAAAGATAGTTCTTATACAACTTTTGGATTTTAGAGGCTTTTTCTTCATCAATGATTGCGGTGCCATTTTTGATGATGTATCCATAAGGTATGTGGGACATGTTATCGTATCCTTTCTGTTAAATGAAGACCACATTTCAATTCGAACGTAGCGTTATTGCGTTCGTAAATTTTAATGCGGTCTACAAATTTTTTAAATAAGTCATCGTCAAATTGGGTTAGGAGAGTTGCTTTTTCTGTGAAGTGCAGCAAATTCACCGCTTCGGTAACATGTTTCATGCTGAGCGATGCTGTATTTTTCAAGGCCTCCATCTGACGGCGATAGGCATCCGCCTGGGTGAGTAGGATGTTGGTTTCTTGTGCATAGATGACCTGGTCGATGATGCCCTGGGCCATGAGTTTTGTTAGCGTTTCACTTCTTTCTGTATTTTGACTTAGTAAGGTTTTCAATTCTTGGATTTGCTGAAGGACATCATTGTTAGGTGCATTTTTTAACGCTTTGACGTAAGGCGCTAAAAGAGTACGGTGCGAGAAAATCAACTTATTCAACATCGTAAGAAAGGCCACCTTTAAAGCCTCATCACGAATGTAGCGCATATGGCATTTGGTTTTATCCTGGAGGTGCGTGAAACAACACCAGGCGATATATTTATTGCCTTTGTAAGCATGAATTCGTCGTCTCCAAGTATCACCACATTCGCCGCAGATGATTTTTCCAGAAAAGGCATAGCGATATTGGTACTTTTTAGCCCCTTTGGCGATGCCTTTTTCACAGCCATGCTGTTGAATCAATGCCTGTGCCGCTTCGAAAGTTTCCCGGGGGATAATGGCTTTGTGATGGTCTTGAACTAAGTACTGTGTCATTTCACCATGGTTATGATGGCGAAGAAATTGGGAATCAGAATAGGTCTTCTGGTACAAACAATCTCCTACATACTTTTCATTCGTAAGCATCCCGATAATCGTATTCGGGGCCCAATGCCCCGTTCGTTTCGTAGGGATGCCTTCTTGATTGAGTTCTCTGGCAATTGCAGGAGCTCCTTTACCGGAAAGAAAAGCATGAAAGATTCTCCTTACTACTACAGCCTGTTTCGGATTGATGACCATTTCTTCACCGTCAAATTCATAGCCATAAGGGGGATAACCTATTTTATAGGTAGCGGTTTCAAAACGTCTGCGAATGGACCATTTGTTGTTTTCTGAAATGGATACCGATTCGCTTTCGGCTAGGGAAGAAAGAACTGATACAAAAAGTTCACTCGTCATGGACCCGGTATTAATTTTTTCCTTTTCAAAGTAGATGGGGATGTGCAAGGCGAGCAGTTCACGAATCAGGCCCAGGCAGTCTGTCGTATTGCGGCTGAAACGGCTGATGGACTTGGTGATAATAAAATCTATCTTGCCAGCATGACAGTCTTCGATGAGGCGTAAGAGTTCAGGCCGTTTATTCTTTTTCGTGCCTGTAATGCCTGCGTCGTAATAGATGCCGGCAAACTGCCAGTCGTCACGGCTATTAATATAATGCTCATAATGACTTTTCTGTGTCTCCAGGCTTTCGAGCTGGGCATCGGAATTGGTGGAGACACGACAGTAGGCAGCCACTCGTTTCTTTTTGATTGCATCTTTAGACGAAGCTGTGTTTTCGATTTTAGTGATCTTCTTCAAAAGAATTCCTCCTTTCTGTAGCTATATATCACTCTAAGCCGCCTATTTATCAAGCGATTTTGGCATTATTTCCGCGAACACGGGTGAAAAGGTTTCAAGATTGATAGTATAGAGTTCCTTATATTCTTCGAGGCTAATCAAGCCGCAAGATAACATAGACCGAGCTATTTCAAGGGCCAGGCAAAAGTGAAGTTCACCCTGAATACGTTCTTCTGTATAATAAGAATCTAATGTTTTCATATATGTTGTCCCTCCTTACTGTACTGGAGGTGATGCCACCTCTATTTCCTTAATGGAGAATAGGGGGTAGTTTGAGCAAAAGCCGCGGACTTTCTTTTTTGAGAAGGCCTGCGGCTTTTTTTTGCTCAATATGGAGCTCTTTCTCCACTTGATAGTAGGAGGGGAAAGAAAAGAGGCAGCAAGAAAAAAATCTTGCTCAAATGTCGACATCTTCTCCAATAGTAAGTAGGAGGTGTGATAAGGCCTCCGGAAAGGAGTAATAAATGAATCGAAACTATCTCGATGCCGGCGCTATGATGTGCAGGACGGCAGAAGAAATCGAAGTCCTCCGTGCCATCAGCCAGGTATCCGCCAGGATGGCAAGGAATCTTTTCGTCCTGGCTACACACAGACAAACGAAGAAAGGAGTGTCAAAACATGACAAATGCAGAAGCTATGGAACAAATTATTGAAGCCCTGCATGCTGCCGCGAAGGCCCTCGATGAAGCTGCTAATCAACTGGCGGGACAGAAGAAACCGCAAAAGACAGCAGCCCCAGCAGTCAATAAGGCAGAAAAGACGCTGACCTTAGAAGAAGTCCGCAAAGTAGCTGCCGATAAGGCCCGTCAGGGACACACGGAAGAAGTACGGCAGCTCATTCAGAAATTCGGTGCCGATAAGCTTTCCGGTGTGGATGCGGCCAAATATCCGGCCTTGATGAAAGAATTGGAGGCGATGGGCCATGCCGACTAAGCACGCAGTCTTATCCGCTTCCTCGAGTTATCGCTGGCTGGCCTGCCCGCCTTCTGCGCAGGAATGCGCTAAGGTCAAAGATGTACCTAGCGAATTTGCCCTGCAGGGCACGGATGCTCACAGCCTCTGTGAATATAAGGTGTTGTCAGCTTTGGGCCGTGATGTGGTAGATCCGACGAAAGGACTCACCTTCTTTGATGAAGAAATGGATGAATGCGCAACCGAGTACGCGGAGTTCGTGATGGAGCAGGTTGAAGCCGCCAAGACTGTCTGCAAAGATCCGCTGGTACTGGTTGAGCAGCGGCTGGACTTTTCCAGGTGGGTACCCGGCGGTTTTGGTACCGGTGACTGCGTCATCGTAGCCGACGATACGCTGACTGTCATCGACTACAAACATGGTCTCGGTGTCCTCGTCGATGCTGAGAAAAACAGTCAGATGATGTGTTATGCACTTGGGGCGCTCCAGCTCTTTGATGGTATCTACGACATCAATCATGTCTCAATGACCATCTTCCAGCCGCGGCGCAATAATGTCAGCACTTATCAGCTGGAAAAGGATGAACTGCTCCACTGGGCTGAAACGGTACTGAAGCCGACGGCAGAACTAGCGGCGAAAGGAGAAGGCGAATATCATGCCGGCGACCATTGCCGCTTCTGTAAAATTAAGGCAACTTGCCGCAAGCGGGCCGAGTATAACCTGGAACTGGCACGTTACGATTTCGCCGTCCCGTCTACGCTGCAGGATGAGGAAATCGAAGCTGTCCTGGCCAAAGTCGATGAGCTGGTCAATTGGGCCGGCGATGTGAAAGACTATGCGCTGCAGCAAGCCGTCAGCGGCAAGAACTGGAGTGGCTGGAAACTTGTCGAAGGTCGCTCAAATCGTCGCTACGTGAATGAAGAAGCCGTAGCGACAGCCGTAGAAAATGCAGGTTTCGACCCGTATGAAAAGAAGTTGCTCGGCATCACGGCGATGACGAAACAGCTCGGCAAGAAGCGGTTTGAAGAACTGCTGTCAAACTTAGTGGAAAAACCGCAGGGCAAACCAGTCCTGGTGCCGGAATCGGATAAACGTCCGGCGATGCATACAGCGGCTGATGATTTTAGTGATAAGGAAAATTGAGGAGGAACTTATTATGTCAAAAGGTTATGTCAATCCGTGCAAGGTAATTACAGGAGTCAATACGCGCTGGTCCTATGCGAATGTTTGGGAACCAAAATCTATCAACGGTAGTACGCCGAAGTACAGCGTCAGCCTGATCATACCGAAGTCGGATACGAAGACGATCAAGAAAATCGAAGCTGCCATCAAGGCTGCTTATGAAGAAGGCGAAGGTAAGCTTAAAGGCAATGGCCGCGTCGTGCCGGCCCTCGAAGCTATCAAGACGCCGCTGCGTGATGGCGATTTGGAACGGCCCGGCGATGATGCTTATAAAGACAGCTACTTCGTCAATGCCAACTCGGCGACGAAGCCGGGTATTGTGGATGCCGATTGCCAGCACATCATCGAACGCTCAGAAGTCTACTCGGGTGTGTATGGCCGCGCTTCCATCAGTTTCTATGCTTTTAACAGCAACGGCAATAAAGGCATCGCCTGCGGCTTGAACAACCTGCAGAAGATTCGTGATGGCGAACCGCTCGGCGGCAAACCGCGTGCAGAAGATGATTTCGCAACGGCTGATGATGACGATTTTCTGGCGTAAGGGGGAACGGATATGATGAAATTGATTCTGGAAGTACTGTGCTGTTTAGTGGCCCTGAGTGCCGTCGGTATGTTTCTTGCCATCATCTACACGGACTTCAAACGGGAACAGCGTGAAGCAAAGCTGGATAAGCTCCGCGAAGAATGGGAAGAAGAGGAGCACCTTAGACAGATGGAATTCTATAAAAAACAATAAGTGGTGAGTGTTAGCGGCGAGGCGGATGCCTCGTCGCTTTTCTCGAGGTGGGAAAACATGAAAAACATTAGCATTGATATCGAAACCTTTAGTGACGTCAATTTGGCCAAGTGCGGCGTGTACAAGTATGCCGAATCACCGGCTTTTGAAATTCTTCTCTTTGGTTATGCCGTCGATGGAGGCGAAGTACAAGTCGTTGATTTGACCCAAGGAGAAACGATTCCTGAAGAAATTCTGGATGCCATGGCGAATGAAACTATTACCAAATGGGCCTTCAATGCCAGCTTTGAACGAGTCTGCCTGTCACGGTATCTTCGTGATCTGGGCATGAGTGTGGACCCTTTTCATGATCATCATCCAATTTCAACCGAGCCGGCGCACTTCCTGAACCCGGCAGGCTGGCAGTGTTCTATGATTTGGTCAGCTTATATGGGGCTGCCCTTATCTTTAGAAGGTGTGGGAGCGGTCCTTAAGCTAGACAGCCAAAAGATGAAAGAAGGGAAGGAACTCATCCGCTATTTTTGCGCTCCTTGCAAGCCTACCAAGACCAATGGTGGCAGGACGAGAAATCTGCCGTCGCAGGCAGTGGAGAAGTGGACGATGTTCAAGGCCTATAACAAGCGGGATGTGGAGGTGGAGATGGCCATTCAGCAGCGGCTCCATCATTACCCGGTGCCTGAACAGGTCTGGGATGAATATCGTATCGACCAGGAGGTCAACGACCGAGGCATCGCCATCGACCAGAAATTGGTGCAGCAGGCCGTGGCCATGGATGCTGTGTCGCGAGACCATCTGATGGCCGCTTTAAAAGAAAAGACAGGGCTGGAGAATCCGAACTCTGTGATGCAGATGCGTGCCTGGCTGAAAGAACAAGGAATGGAAACTGATTCACTTGGGAAGAAGCAAGTACAGGAACTGCTGAAAACAGCAAAAGAGCCGCTGCGTTCGGTACTGCTCTTACGGCAGCAGTTAGCAAAATCGTCTGTGAAAAAGTATCAGGCCATGGAAATGACCTGTTGTGATGACAGCCGGGCACACGGTATGTTCCAATTCTATGGTGCTAACCGGACCGGGCGCTTTGCTGGCCGGCATATTCAACTTCAGAATCTGCCTCAGAATCATATGTCCGACCTCGCTGAGGCCCGGGCATTGGTACGGCAAGGAAACTACGAAGCCCTGACACTTCTTTATGATTCGGTACCGGATGTTTTATCGCAGCTCATCCGTACAGCCTTTGTGCCGAAGGAGGGACTGAAATTTGTCGTATCGGATTTTTCGGCTATTGAAGCCCGCGTCCTTTCCTGGCTGGCCCAAGAGACATGGCGCTCTGATGTCTTTGCCCAGAACGGGGATATCTATTGTGCGTCGGCCAGTTCGATGTTTGGTGTCCCCGTCATCAAACATGGTGTCAATGGGCATTTGCGCCAGAAAGGGAAGATAGCCGAACTGGCCCTTGGCTATGGTGGCTCAGTCGGTGCTTTGAAAGCCATGGGCGCTCTCGATATGGGTCTTGCCGAAGAAGAACTGCAGCCTTTGGTCAATTCCTGGCGCTCGGCAAATCCGCATATCGTTCGATTCTGGTGGGGTGTCGACCGCTGCGTCAAGCAAGCCATCAAGACACATATCCCACAGGAACTTCAAGGCCTCCGCTTCCTTTGGCAAAGTGGCATGCTATTTATTTGTCTGCCGAGTGGACGCCGTCTTTCCTACGTCAAACCGAAAATCGGCCAGAATCAATTTGGCGGTGAATCGGTTACCTATGAAGGCATTGGCACTACCAAAAAGTGGGAACGCCTCGAAAGCTACGGTCCAAAATTCGTGGAAAACATCGTCCAAGCCATCAGCCGCGACATTCTTTGTTACGCCATGCGGACGCTGAGCTGTATGGATATTGTTGGTCATGTCCATGATGAACTGATTATCGAATGCCGAAAAGATGCCAGTGTGGCAGCTATTTGTGAGCAGATGGGGCGGACGCCACCCTGGGCCAAAGGGCTTCTTTTACGAGCTGACGGTTACGAATGTAGTTTTTACCAGAAAGATTAAAAAATTTTGCTCAATTTCTTCCATCATCTCCATAAGAGAAATGGGGGAGACCCTTTACCCATATCCATTTTTTTTAGAATAGGAGGGATATCCTTGTTTTACGTAAAACAAGCACTTACAGACCGTGCTGAAATAGCGGTCGAAATTACGGATGACAATGTATTCTGCCGCTGCCCACTTTGCGGCAGGGAGGTCGCTGTCGATTTGCAAGAAATACTTGCTGAAGAAGACACCGACTTAATGGGCACAGTAGTCCTTTGTGAAGAATGTGTAGAAGAATGGATGAAGCAGCATGGAAAGAAATCCGAAGCGTAATGCCGAGCACTATCCGGACCCGACGGCTTATCAGGCGATTAAGAACGTGGAACCTCCAAGGTTCCCGTTCATGCCTGTTGTGTACGTTTGTTCGCCCTATGCCGGAGATGTAGAAGAAAATATCCGAAAAGCCTGTACCTATTGTCGTTACGTGGTAGACCAGGGGTGTATTCCCCTGGCGCCACATCTATATTTGCCAAAGTTCCTCAATGAAGAATCGGAACGAGAACTGGCGCTCTTTATGGATATTGCCTTGCTGTCTCGCTGTGCAGAAATCTGGGTTTTTGGCGATGTGATTTCGGCGGGAATGGAAAAAGAAATTCAGTACGCTCAGAGAAAGGGAAAACCTATTCAGTATATTAGTGGGGTGATATGAATGAATTTTACACTTTACACGTCAGATTTTGTTGGTGTAGAAGCAAACTGCCGCTATCCCAAACAACAGGAAATCAGCTGCGCCGAAGACCTCAAAGCGGCGGCGGCCTTTGATCATGTCTGCGTAGCCTTCAAAGATTGTTATCGGAAGCGAGAAAACTTCCTCTCTGCCGATGTCCTGGTCATGGATTGTGACAATACACACTCAGAGAATCCAGCAGAATGGATCACCATGGAGAAGCTCCTCACCTTGCTGCCAAATGTCGCGGTAGCCATTGTGCCATCACGTAATCATATGAAGCCCAAGGAGGGAAAGTGTGCCAGGCCGCGCTTTCATGCTTATTTCGAGATTCCCGGTACTACAGATGAACCGTACTATACGGAAATGAAAAGGGCGGTTCACCGGGCCTATCCTTTTTTCGACAATGCCGCTCTCGATGCGGCCCGCTTCATCTATGGCTGCCCTGTCGAGAAGGTATTATGGCAGAATGGTGAAGTGACGATTAACCAAGTGCTCCAAGCACGAAAACAGACATCACGCAGTATCCCAGCTGGACGCCGGAACAACACGATGAGTCGTTTTGCCGGCCGCGTTATCAAGCGCTATGGGGCGAACGAAAAGTCCTATCAAATTTTCCTCGATGAAGCGGAAAAATGTGATCCTCCGCTTCCCGATGCGGAACTCAACACCATCTGGAACAGTGCCGTGCGCTTTGGTGAGAAGATTGCAAAGCAGGAAGGATACGTTAGCCCGGATGAGTACAATAATGACTTCGGCACCCGGGATTCCCTGCGGCCAGGGGATTACTCGGATATTGGCCAGGCTAAGGTCATCGCCAGGGAATACGGCAACGAGCTGCGCTACACCGACAGCACGGATTTCATCCGCTATGACGGCATCTGCTGGGAAGAATCGCGGCAGGCGGCTGTTGGCGCAGCAGAAGAATTCCTGGATCTGCAACTCGCCGATGCCAATGAACAATCTGAACAGGCACTCAAGGAACTGGTGAAGGCGGGCCTTCCAGAAGACATCATCCGTAAGGGTGGACGGACGCTGGAAAAGATGATTGATGCCGCACAGACTAAAGCCTACGCCGCCTATCTCGCTGCAGAAATGTACCGAAAGTTCGTCCTGAAACGCCGCGATATGCGATATATCCTGTCGGCATTGCAGGCACTGAAGCCCATGGTCCAGATGCCCATCCAGGCACTGGACGCAGATGAATTTTTGCTAAACACCCCGTCCTATACGTATGATTTGCGGAAGGGGATGCAAGGAAGGCAGGAACATCAGGCGACGGATTTCATCACGAAATGTACCTCTGTAGATCCGGGGAGCGAAGGAAAAGCCATCTGGGAGCAGGCCGTCCAGCAGTTCTTTACCGGCGATACGGCGCTCATCGACTATGCCCAGGAAATCAGCGGCCTTATGGCCATCGGCAAAGTCTATATCGAAGCCCTGGTCATTGCGTACGGCGATGGCCGCAACGGCAAATCAACCTATTGGAACTCCCTAGCCCGGGTCCTCGGCAGCTACTGCGGCGGTATCTCTGCCGATGCCCTGACGGCCGGCTGCAAGAGGAACGTCCGTCCGGAAATGGCCGAGCTGAAAGGGAAGCGCATGATCATTGCGGCCGAAATGGAAGAGGGCGTCCGGCTCTCTACGTCCATCCTGAAACAGCTTTGCTCGACCGATGAAGTAAGCGGCGAAAAGAAGTACAAGGACCCTTTTAAATTCGTGCCGACACATACACTGGTCCTCTACACGAACCACCTGCCCAGGGTAAGCGCTAATGATGAAGGGACATGGCGGCGGCTTATCGTCATGCCCTTCAAGGCCCAGTTCGAAGGGAAGAGCGACATCAAGAATTATGCAGACTACCTGGTGGAGAAAGCCGGCCCTGCCATCCTGCAGTGGATCATCGAAGGGGCGGAGCGGGTCATTACCAATGAGTACCATCTGACACCTCCACCTTGTGTTCAAGAGGCCATCCAAAAATATCGCGGTCAGAATGACTGGTTACGTCATTTCCTCGATGACTGCTGTGATGTGGATTCTGCCTTTTCCACCAAGTCGGGGGACCTTTATACGGCTTATCGGGCGTATTGTCAGCAGATGAATGAATATACAAGAAGTACGACAGACTTTTATGCGGCTCTGGAAAATGCCGGCTTTGAACGAAGACGAAACAAAAATGGCCGTATGGTCTATGGCCTACAGGTAAAAGTGACGGATTTTCTGGATTAGATGGCAAAGGTGACGGTCGGTGACGGTCATTTCATAAACTCTTCTATAGAGATATTTCCCTAAAAAAACAGTCCTAAAGGAGAGTTATAGAATAGACCGTCATCGACCGTCACCCGGACCTAACTGAGGTGATAAATATGCGGGAAAAAATAATTGAACACCACTTGGTGATGGAAACGGAGAAGGCTGGCGGTAAGGCAGTGAAGCTTGTTTCGCCGTCACTCGCCGGTATGCCGGACCGTTTAATTCTATTGGCTGATGGAAAATGTGGTTTTGTAGAAGTCAAGGCGCCGGGGCAGAAACCGCGGCCATTGCAACTGAAGCGTCATGCCATGCTGCGACGATTGGGCTATAAGGTTTTTGTCCTGGATGCCATTGAGGCGATTCCCAGCATGTTGGAAACCATCGCCCACACACCTGATGGGAAAGGAGGCGAGGGTGCATGAAGTTTGTCCCTCATGCGTATCAGCAGTACGCCATCAACTATATCAAGTCACATCCCATTACGGCGCTGCTACTGGATATGGGTCTTGGCAAAACGGTAACGACGCTGACGGCCATCCGTGACCTGATGTATGATACTTTTGAAGTGAAGCGGGTACTGGTCGTAGCGCCCCTTCGGGTTGCCAGGGATACATGGCCGGAAGAAATCCGGAAATGGGATCACCTGAAAAACATGACCTGTTCCGTTGTCGTAGGTACTGCGGCAGAGCGGAGAAGAGCCCTGCAGAAACAAGCCGATATCTACATTGTGAACCGGGAAAATCTGGTCTGGCTCTATGAACACTGCAAGCTGTCTTTTGACATGGTCGTACTGGATGAACTGTCGAGTTTCAAGAACCACCAGTCCAAGCGCTTCAAAGCCATGAAGGCCATGCGGCCCAAGGTGAAACGCATCGTAGGGCTAACCGGGACACCGACCGGGAACGGGTTGATGGACCTCTGGGCCGAATTCCGGCTCCTGGATATGGGTGAACGGCTGGGACGGTTCATCAGCCAGTACCGGAGCCTGTACTTCAAACCGGACCGGTATAACGGCCAGATTGTCTATTCGTATAAGCCGCTTCCAGGAGCGGCAGACGTCATCTATCATCAGGTTTCGGACATCACTGTATCCATGAAAGCCCGGGACTATTTGAAGATGCCGAAACTGGTGAGCGTGATCAAGGAAGTCTATCTCAGCGACGAAGAAAGGAAGCGGTACAATGGAATGAAGAAGTCCCTCGTTCTGGAGCTGCCAGGTGGCGAGGTCACCGCTGCTAATGCCGCTTCCCTTACCTTGAAACTCTGCCAGATTGCCAGTGGTGCTATCTACACCGATGACAAGGGAGTCGTGACGATTCATGACCGGAAGCTGGATGCCCTGGAAGATTTGGTGGAAAGTGCAAACGGGAAACCGGTCCTGGTGGCATACTGGTTCAAGCACGATAAAGAACGTATCCAGAAGCGGATGAAGGTACGGGAGTTGAAATCCTCGAAGGACTTTGCCGACTGGAACGAAGGGAAAATCCCCGTGGCTCTTATCCATCCCGCTTCAGCCGGCCATGGACTCAATCTGCAGCGTGGCGGTTCTATTCTGATTTGGTTCACGATGACCTGGAGTCTGGAACTGTATCAGCAGACTGTAGCCAGGCTTTGGCGGCAGGGGCAGACGGATCAGACTGTCGTCGTCCAGCACATCGTGGCCAAAGGCACCATCGACGAACGCATCCTGAAAGTGCTGGAGCATAAAGATGGAACCCAGGCGGCTTTGATTGATGCTGTTCGAGCGGACTTGAAAATGACGAATGTGTGAAATGGGGGTATACTATGAAAGAGGAAAGAGAAGGAGTCGATCGAACCATGGAAGTTAAAGCCTATTTAGAACAGGCACGAAATATTAATCTTCAAATCGACAGCAAGCTGGAGCAGGTGTCGGCCTTACGGCAACTGGCCACTAAAGCCTCATCGGCGCTGAGTCCTGTGCCCCCGAGTGGTACACCGAATCCGCACCGTTTGGAAGAAACGATTGCCAGGATGATGGACATGGAGCATGAAGTCGATGAAGCCATCGATGGCCTGGTGGAACTCAAGGGCAACATCATGAAAGCCATCAACCGGGTGCCGGATGAACGGGAACGCGTCGTCCTAGAGCTGCGATACCTGGCCTTTAAGGACTGGGCCGCCATCGCTGACACGCTGGGGCTGCATGTCCGGCAGGTGTACCGGCTTCACGAAGAAGCCTTGAAAAACATCGAGATTCCCGATGAATGTCACTAAATGTCAGTTGAACAGCACTTGATGTCAGGGTGTTCTGTAAGATATACTATAATCAGCATGAAAAGGATAAAGGACCGTGGTTATGAGCTATCGGTCCTTTTTTGATGCAAGAAAATAAAGAAAAGTGTCTGTAAGCAAGAGCCAGAGCGAACCATAAAGATACACTTTAAAATATTTTGAACATTCAATAAAATTTAAAGAGCAAGACAAAAATATGATATAATGGAGCCATAGAAAAAACGGACTGAAGAAGGTGTGTATCTTTGACAAAAGAGGAACGACATCTGGCCAGCCAGCTGAAGGCATGTGCAAAAAAGATGAAGAGCAAAATGTATCATACCAGAACATTTCCTTTGTTACGCAGTGAATATGTACGGCTCCGCCGGAATGATTGGGATTGTTACTGCTATCTGGAACAACCGCCTATTGATGAGGTGGATGCCTGGGAAAGAGAACGCAACCGAAAAAAGTGGTGTAAGAATAATCAGTTATATCAGCTGTGGCTCCAAGAGTATATCAGGGACTTTGTTGAAATGCCAGAAAAAACAGATGCTATACGGGCTGTGTTTATGAAGCATCAGAAGCCTTTTCCAAAGAAACTGGAAACAGAAAAGGAAAAGGTGGATGCATGCAGCATGCTGGTGTTGTCGATTCTTCATGAACTGGCCATGCAGAGGAAGTTATTTACGACGGTGTCCACTTCCCTGGCAACCAGGATGCTTGACAGGTTCGTTTCCCAAAGTATCGAACGAATGAAAGCGCGGACCGATAGGATAGGCTATGAACCACCTTTTGAAATCCATAATGAGTGGGAAGCACTGTGCTTCCAGATGCAGCTTGGACATGAGCATGATGTACCGCGTTATGCAGCATGGGTAAGAAAAGAGTTTTGTTACCCTGTAATAGCTGAGACCTTTGAATCGGGTGGCGAATATACCAAAAAGTTAGGGAACAGCCTGGCAAGGCGGTTGCACATCATGGATTCGAGTGACAAAGAGTTAGGGTTGCATTATATACCCCGATGCTATGACTTCATATCAGAAAAGGTAACGGAAGCTGTCCTGGACGAAGCGGTGATGGACATGATGTTTTATTGACCTGTTTATAAAAAGAATGAAGGAACGTGGCGAAATGCCATCGGTCCTTTTTTGATGCCGGAGATGATGAAGATGCCGAGAAGACCGAAGACGCCCTGCAAATATCCGGGCTGCCCCAGGCTGGTACCCTATGGAAGAAAATATTGTGACGAACACGAACGGCAGTGCCAGGGCGACCGGGCCAGTGCAGAGACACGCGGTTACGGCCGGGAATGGCAGAAAGCCAGGAAGTTCTACCTGAAGCGTCATCCATGGTGTGTCCGATGCAAAGCAAAGGGACGTCTCGTCCCCGCGACGGTCGTCGACCACATAACACCTCATCGTGGTGATGCGAAGCTGTTCTGGGACGAACAGAACTGGCAGTCCCTTTGCAAGAGCTGCCATGATCATAAGACGATGACGGAAGACCGGAATGTCGAGTACAAGTACTGAATCTGGTCAGGGACCGGGGGATGCAAATCTCTGTGACCTTTCTGCCCATGACCGCCGCCCCCTCAAACGTGAAAAAACGCGAAATTCATAAGGGGGGATACCCGGCATCTAAAATTGAATTCTTTGCTCCAGGCCGATTGGCCCGGGGCTTTTTTGTTGCCGGTTTACCCTGTTGAGCCGGCGAAGCCTGCGAAATATAACCCACCCGCTATGCGGGTGCGCGGTGTTAGTTATACTAAAAAAATCACCTTTCCTGTATAATAGAGGTGTCCAAGCCACTATTATAATAAATAAGGAAAGGTGATTTATATGGCGAAGAAAGCCTATGATTTAGCACACACCAAATGGATGTGCAAATATCATATCGTCTTCACTCCTAAGTATAGACGAAAAATTATTTATAATCAATACAGGCGCGATTTGGGAAGTATCTTAAGGCAGCTGTGTAATTATAAAGGGGTCGAAATTATAGAAGGGCATCTTATGCCCGACCATGTACATATGTTAGTAAGCATTCCTCCGAAATTGAGCGTTTCTTCTTTCATGGGATACTTAAAAGGAAAATCGGCGTTGATGATGTTCGATAGGCACGCTAATCTCAAGTATAAGTTTGGAAATCGTCATTTTTGGTCAGAAGGATATTACGTCAGCACCGTAGGGCTTAATGAAAAAACAATCCGAAAATATATCCAAGACCAAGAAAGAGCAGATATTATTCAGGATAAATTAAGTGTAAAAGAATATGAAGATCCGTTCAAGTCCTGATTTGTGTTGGGGCAATCCCTTTAGGGATACGTGACGAGTGAAATGCACAGTGGCTTGAACAAAGTGAAAGCCAGCGCCTTGAGACGCTGGCTTTCAGCAACAAAGGCTTATAGCCGTCAGCCGAGCCACCCGTTTTACGGGTGGGGGCGACTTGTCAGAAAGAAGGGAGCCGCGTATGAATGACTGCCAGCGGCGGCAGATAGAAGTTATGCGAAAGCAGGGGATGGGCTACAAGGCCATCGCCAGAAAGACCAAGCTGTCACGGGACAGCGTTCGGAATTATTGCAGGTGGCACCACCTCGCCGGTTACGGCCGGGCGGTGGCGGCTGCCTTTAGAGAGGAGCAAGTGCGTGAAGACATCGGATATGGAATGGAAGATGCTGCCTATCGGGTCGCTGAAGCCGGCAGCCTATAATCCCAGGAAACAGCTGAAGCCCGGGGACAAGGAATACGAAAAAATTAAAAAGTCCATCGAGGAGTTCGGCTATGTAGAGCCCATCATCGTCAACTACGATATGACGGTCATCGGTGGGCATCAGCGACTGACGGTGCTGAAGAACCTGGGCTACGAAGAAGTCCAGTGTGTCGTCGTCCATATCGAGGATGAACATAAGGTCAAAGCGCTCAACATCGCGCTCAATAAAATCACGGGTGCCTGGAACGAGCAGCTCCTGGCCGACCTCATCGTCGATTTGCAGAGTGTCGATTTCAACGTCGACCTTACGGGCTTTGAAGTGCCAGAGGTCGAGCAGCTCTTCTCGAAAGTGTACAACAAGAAAATCAAGGAAGATGACTTCGATGTCGACGGCGAACTGGAAAAGCCGACCATCGCCAGGGCGGGAGATATCTGGCTCCTGGGTGACCACCGCGTCATCTGCGGCGATGCGACGTTGCCAGAGACTTACGAACGGCTGATGGCGGGGAAGAAGGCCAACATGGTACTGACGGACCCGCCGTATAATGTCGATGTCGAAGAAACGGCCGGCAAGATTAAAAACGATAATATGCCAGACGATAAGTTCTACCAGTTCCTGTTTGCGTCCTTTGTTAATATGGAACAAAACATGGAGCAGGACGCGTCCATCTATGTATTTCATGCCGATACCCAGGGGCTGAACTTCCGCAAGGCTTTCAAAGACGCGGGCTTTTACTTATCGGGCTGCTGCATTTGGAAGAAGAACGCACTGGTGCTTGGGCGCAGCCCGTACCAATGGCAGCATGAACCGTGTCTTTTTGGCTGGAAGCTGAACGGTAAGCATCAATGGTATTCCGACCGTAAGCAGACAACCATCTGGGAATATGATCGGCCGAAGGCCAGTAAGGACCATCCGACCATGAAGCCCATCGCCCTGATGGCATACCCCATACAGAATTCATCTATGAGCCACTGCATTATTCTGGACCCGTTTCTTGGTTCCGGGTCGACGCTCATGGCGTGTCAGCAAACGAATCGCATCTGTTACGGCATTGAGCTCGATGAAAAATTCGTCGACGTTATCGTGAAACGCTATATCAGCGAATGCGGGGACGGAAGTGTGTTTGTCCTGCGTGGGGATGAGAAAATTCCCTACAGTGATATCGCCCCGCAAACGGATGAATAATTTCTCAAAAAGATGCAGAAATAACTTGCTATTATCGGCGTTCAGAGTGATATATGTACTAACAAAACAAGGAGGTACATTACCATGACCATCAAAACCAATCTGGACGACCGCAAGGAACTGGCAAAGCGCCTGATTCCCTTTAACCATAACGAAAAACTTCATTACACGGGCACGCCGACATTTTCTTATGAAGGACACGGCTTCCGTATCCTCCGCAGCGGAGAAATTGAATGCGACGATGAAAAAACACAGCAGGCCCTGCGCCGCTTCCTTGAAGAAGAAAAATTGGTGGAACCGGAACTGGATACCATTGAAATCAGCCTTCCTATTAACGGCATGGACGGCATCCATCTCCGCAACCTGGTCTTCACGCTTAGCGCCCAGCAGTATTTGCTGAATCGCACTGCCGGCTGCGATAACTTTCAGATTACCGAAGACTGCGTGACAGCCTTGAAAGAAGCTACACTGACGGACGCCGTTTCCTTTTTCAAGGTGTACAGTGCCTGCCAGAAGGGAAATAAAGGTCTTCGCCTGAATGAAGACACGGTGACCTTCTGCATTGCCGACACAGGAAACCCTGCAAAGAACCGCGCCATGGTTGAACTCTTTGCTTTTCTGACAGGCGCGGCTCGCAAGGCAAAACGGGTACAGCCTGCGGTGAAGAAACCGGAAAATGAAAAGTACTACTTCCGGAGCTGGCTCCTGCGCATCGGTATGGGAACCAAAGCCAGCCATGAATCCCGCATGGCCTTGATGAAAGACCTCAACGGCTGGAGTGCCTTCCGCACGGAAGAAGAAGCCAAACACCATGCCGAACGGGTGAAAGCGCGTCGGCACCATACAAATTAATTCATAATTATTCTCAAAAAACCTTGCTATTATGTGCTTTTAGAGTGATATATAGTGTACCAAAAGAACACACGCACATACAGAAAGGACAGAGAAAATTATGAAAACACAGCACTTTGGCATCGAAATCGAAATGACAGGAATTACCCGCAGCAAGGCGGCCACCTTGATGGCCACCTTCTTCGGGACCAGAAGCAAATACCACGCAGGCGGAGCCTACGATACCTACATTGCAGAAGATGAACAGGGGCGGAAATGGAAAGCCATGAATGACTCCAGCCTGATTCCTGAAAAGAAAGTGGGCGGCCGCACCATGGACGCCTCGACCAACTACCGCACAGAAGTGGTCAGCCCCATCCTTTCCTACGAGGACATTCCGAAACTGCAGGAACTCATCCGCACCCTGCGCAAAGCCGGTGCTTTTGCCAACAGCTCCTGCGGCATCCACATCCATGTTGGCGCGGAACGCTTTACACCGAAAACCCTGCGGAATTTGGTGAATGTCTTTTACAGCAAGGAAGACCTGATCTACCGGGCTTTGCACATCGACCCGAGCCGGGAACGCCGCTACTGCCGCAAGACAAATGCCCAGTTCCTCGAAGAACTGAATAAGAAGCGGCCGACGACGATGGAAAAATTCGCGGATCTTTGGTACATGGAGGCACCTTACGGACGGAGCATGCACTACAACAGCAGCCGCTACCACGGCCTGAACCTCCACGCTACCTTCACTAAAGGGACCGTTGAATTCCGCCTTTTCAACGGCACCCTCCACGCCGGCGAAATCAAAGCCTACATCCAGTTCTGCCTTGCCATGACCCATCAGGCGCTGACCCAGAAGAAAGCTTCGGCTCGGAAAACGGAAACAGACAATGAAAAATACGCCTTCCGCTGCTGGATGCTTCGCCTTGGTTTGATTGGCGACGAATTTAAAACTTGCCGCCACCACCTGCTTAAGAATTTGACGGGCGACGCCGCCTGGAGACACGCCGCCTGAAGGGAATAATAACCGCATACGGGGCAGCCTCGGCTGCCCTTAAGGGGGTAGAAGGGCATTCCCTTCAGAAAGGATGAGCAACATGAAAAAATACTACATCGCTTATGGAAGCAACATGGACGAACGGCAGATGGCCACGCGGTGCCGCGACGCTGTCCTGGTGGGGACGGGATTCATTCAAGGATACGAGCTATTTTTCAAAGGCTCGCTGACGGGCTGCTATGCCACCATCGAACCGAAGGCCGGGAGCTGTGTTCCGGTCACTCTCTGGACGATTTCCAGAGCTGACGAAAAGCGGCTGGACCGCTACGAAGGCTTCCCGACGTTCTACTACAAGAAAGATGTCAAAGTGCAAACGGGAAACGGGACGATTACGGGGCTGGTCTACATCATGCATGAAGACCGTCACTGCGGCATGCCATTCCCTTGGTATTATGAGCAGATGGATCGGGATTACCGGAAATTCGGCTTCGACCGCACCATCCTGAAAAAAGCACTGGAAACCAGTAAAGCAGGCATGGCAGGGATGCGGGTGAAGCTGATCTATATGGAGGACCCGCAGGCACCCGCTTCAGGAACGGAGGGGACGGTGCAGTTCATCGACGATATGGGAACCATCCATGTGACATGGGACACGGGCTGCAGCCTTGGTCTGGTGCCGGGGGTAGATGAATGGAAAATCCTCAAATAATCCATCAGAAATGACTTGCTATATTATGCGTTTAGAGTGATATATATACATACCGAAAGGGAAAACACTTAAAGCATAAGAAAGCGAGGAAACAACGATGAGAACAATCATTACCTTGAATGGAAAGAAAATCAGCAAGAAAGCCGCCTGCGAACAGTTCGGCAAGGAAGACATGGAAAGAAAGATTAAGGAAGCAAAGAAAATCTTCATGGAAGATCCATGGGTAGAAAGCAGCTGGTGGATGGGGAACGGGATGCTGACCATCAGTTTTCGCTAAGAAACAGGCATCGAAAGAGGGCTGGGAATCAGCCCTCTTTTCTCATCAGAATTCCCAAAAATGCATAAATTCTCAATATAAAGCTTGCTATTATGGGCTTTTAGAGTGATATATATACATGACCAAAGGGAAAGTATCCCGGAGGAAAAGCACATAAGAAAGCGAGGAACACATGATGACAACATTGAAAGCGATTGACAAAAATAACCTGGACGGAGTATACGGAGCCACTGCAGTAGCGCTGGACTGGCCGGAAGACCTTTCCAAAAAGGCAAAGGAAGCTTTGGACTACTTGGATGATACCGCTTACCTTTTCCATTACCTTGGGAAGTACATCATCACCGACGAAAGCCTCTGGCTTACGGAATACGGAAGCGGCAAGCGGAACGACCCCTGGGGATCTCCCCGTGCCGAATTCCAAAGCCTTGAAAAAATTGAGCCATGGCTCGAAAACGTGACAGATGAACTGAACGAATTCTAAAACAAGAAGCAGCCCTGCGGGGCTGTTTTGCGTTACCGAAAGGAGGTGTATGGCTTGGCCGTACGAGGAAGAAAACCGAAACCGACAGCCCTCAAAGTATTGGAGGGCAATCCCGGCCATCGGCCGCTCAATAAAAAAGAACCCATGCCCAAAGGCAAACTGCCGCGCTGCCCGGAGTGGCTGGAAGATGACGCCAAGAAAGAATGGAAGCGGCTCGGAAAAGTCCTTGCCGAGATGGGGATGCTGACGGAAATCGACCGTGCCGCCTTTGCAGGCTACTGTCAGGCCTACGCCCGCTGGAAAGGGGCTGAGGAATTCATTACCCAGCACGGCGACATGGTACGGACGCCGAACGGCTACCTGCAGCAGGTGCCACAGGTTTCTATCGCCCAGACCAACCTCAAAATTATGCTAAAATTCTGCGAGCAGTTCGGGCTGACGCCGTCTGCCCGGAGCCGCATGATTGGAGAAGACACGAGTGGCGAACGAGAAGTGGATGAGATGGAATTGATTCTAAGGGGGTGAGTAATTTGGCGTTTGTATATAAGCCGTCAGTGTTCATGCTGCCGGATTCCCATTATGACAAAGGCAAGGCCGACAGGGCAGTTGCTTTCATCGAGAATCTCTGTCATACAAAAGGCAAATGGGCCGGGCAGCCGTTCCTGCTCCTACCGTGGCAAGAACAGATTGTGCGTGATCTCTTCGGCATCGTCAAGGAAAACGGGAAGCGGCAGTTCCTGACAGCTTATATAGAGATTCCAAAGAAGAACGGGAAATCAGAGCTGGCCGCGGCCATTGCCCTTTACCTTCTGTATGCTGATAACGAGCCGAGCGCCGAAGTGTACGGTGCCGCTTGTGACCGCAACCAGGCATCTATTGTTTTTGACGTTGCCCGCCAGATGGTTGAAATGAGCCCCGCCCTGACGCGCCGTTCTAAAATCAGAACGGCAGGGAAGCGCATCATCAATTACCGAAACGCCGGTTTCTATCAGGTGCTGTCTGCCGAAACGGGGACCAAACATGGTCTCAATGTGTCGGGACTGGTCTTTGACGAAATCCATGCCCAGCCGAACCGCAAGCTCTATGATGTCCTGACGAAAGGCTCAGGGGACGCCCGGGAACAGCCGCTCTTTTTCATCATCACAACCGCGGGCAACGATAAAAACTCTATTTGCTATGAACTGCACACCAAGGCGCTGGATCTGATGGCAGGGCGAAAGAAAGACTACACATTTTATCCTGTTGTCTATGGCCTGGAAGGGGAAGCGGACTGGACGGATGAAGCCAACTGGTATAAGGCGAATCCCTCTCTTGGCCATACCATCCAAATCGACCGAGTTCGTGAAGCCTATCAGAACGCTATTGAAAACCCTGCTGAAGAAAACGTCTTCAAGCAGCTGCGACTCAACATCTGGACCTCGGCTAGCATCCGCTGGATTCCGGAACATGTCTATGATAAAGGAAATCTCCCGATTGACCGCGATGCTTTGCGGGGACGACTGTGTTACGGTGGCCTCGACCTTTCTAGTACCTCAGACATTACGGCCTTGGTACTGGTCTTTCCACCGCGGTCCGAGGATGAGAAATATATTCTGCTGCCATTCTTCTGGCTGCCGGAAGACACATTAGAACTGCGCTGCCGGCGCGACCATGTGCTTTATGATGTTTGGCAGAAACAATGCTTCATTCAGACAACCGAAGGAAACGTCATTCATTACGGTTTTATCGAGAAATTCATCGAGCATTTGGGCGAAACCTACAATATCCGGGAAATCGCTTATGACCGCTGGAATGCCACACAAATGGTGCAGAATCTTGAAGACATGGGCTTTACCATGGTACCCTTTGGCCAGGGCTTTAAAGATATGTCGCCTCCGTCAAAAGAAATGTTCAAACTGCTGATGGAAGGAAACATCATTCACGGCGGCAATCCCGTCCTCAAGTGGATGGCTGGAAACGTCGTCATGCGTCAAGATCCTGCTGGGAACATTAAGCCGGATAAAGAAAAATCCGTCGAAAAAATCGACGGAATCGTGGCGTCCATCATGGCGTTGGACCGTTGCATCCGTAACGGCACAGGCAGCGGCAGCGTCTATGATGAACGTGGCGTTATTTCGTTTTAATAAATTTCTGGTTCTGCTTTCAAATTTTAGTAACTCCAAATGAGGTGCCAAACATTATCTACCATTGTATCTGGGGGAATTGACATGGTACGTCTTCTATTTGCCGGGATTTCTACATTGCGAATTACAGAGCCATTTGGTGCGTAATATACCGCTGATAAAAGTGTATATGTTGGTGGTGTATGGGTAAAATACATTCGTGCTATACTGCGTCTGCCGTCTGGCAACACCTTTTTAAGCCAGACGACGGCTGCATATTCATTTTTGTAAACTGAAGCATTGTCGATATAGAGTACAGTGTTACTTGGAGTCGCTCTACCCACATAATACCAACTGGCTGCAAAAACGGGAGAACTTAGGCAAAATATAACTAGTAAGGAAAGAAAAAATTTCTTCATCAAATCACAGCCTTTCGATTATGGAGTTTATTTTTTAACGTATATGATAGATTTATTATAACATGGATTGTGATTTTTTATCACAATTATGTTACATAATGATTTACCTAATTGAAAATATATTGCTCCTCAGCATCTACGAGAAATTGCAGGTGCTTTCTTTATGCCTAAAATCAGGAGGTTTCAATGCATATTCCATTTCTCTCTCAACTTTTTAAATCAAGAGACAAACCGCAGGACTATTATATCGGCACGGATTTCCGCTTTCTTTTTGGCCCGTCGACGAGCGGTAAGAACGTCAATGAGTTTACGGCCATGCAGACGACGGCGGTCTATGCCTGCGTTCGTATTTTGTCAGAGACGCTGGCTGCTTTGCCGCTGCAGCTTTATCGTTACACGCCAGGAGGTAAGGAACGGGTCTATGATCATCCGCTCTATCATCTCCTGCACGATGAGCCGAACTCGGAGATGACGTCGTTCATCTTCCGCGAAACGTTAATGAGCCATCTTTTAATCTGGGGTAACGCCTACGCCCAAATTATCCGTGATAAGCTCGGGCGTGTACAGGGCTTGTACCCGTTACGGCCGGACAAGATGACCGTCTGCCGTGATGAAAGCGGCCAGATTTATTACATCTATACAAAGACCTCGGACGAGAATCCGGCCATCAAGTCCTATGGCCAGGTGCCGCTTCGAAAAGATGAAGTACTGCACATTCCCGGTCTTGGCTTTGATGGCCTGGTTGGCTATTCGCCCATTGCTATGGCTCGTAATGCTGTAGGCATGACCATGGCCTGTGAAGAATATGGTGCATCTTTCTTTGCTAACGGTGCCAGTCCCAGCGGTGTGTTAGAACATCCAGGTGTCCTCAAGGACCCAGCGAAAGTAAGAGATTCTTGGAATGCTGTCTATCAAGGGAGCGCCAATGCCCACAAGGTGGCAGTGTTAGAAGAAGGCATGAAGTACCAGCAAATTGGTATCCCGCCGGAAGAAGCACAGTTTTTGGAAACACGGAAGTTCCAGCTCAATGAAATCGCAAGGCTCTACCGTATCCCACCGCACATGATTGGCGACCTGGAGAAGAGTTCTTTCAACAACATCGAGCAGCAGTCCATGGAATTTGTAAAGTACACTTTGGACCCGTGGGTCATCCGCTGGGAACAAGCCATGCAGAAAGCCTTGTTCATGCCAGAAGAAAAGAAGCAGTTTTTCCTCAAGTTCAATGTTAACGGCCTGATGCGCGGTGACTACGAGAGCCGCATGACGGGTTATAGCATCGGCCGGCAGAATGGCTGGTTGTCGGCGAATGACATCCGGGAGATGGAAGACATGAACCCCGTGCCCGATGAAGAAGGCGGTAATCTATATCTTGTCAACGGCAGCATGACAAAACTTAAGGATGCCGGGGCTTTTGCTCAGAAGGGAGACACGAATGAAACATAAATTTTGGAAGTGGGTGACAAACGAAGCACTGGATACTTTCGGCAGCGATCGCACACTCTATATGGATGGCCAGATTTCCGACGAAACCTGGTGGGGCGATGAGGTAACACCGAAGGCATTCAAGGATGAATTGAATGCAGGAAGCGGCGATATCACGCTCTGGATTAACAGCCCAGGCGGGGACTGCTTTGCAGCCGCACAGATTTATAACCTGCTCATGGATTATCCGGGCAACGTCACGGTTAAGATTGATGGCCTGGCAGCTTCGGCCGCTTCCGTCATTGCCATGGCTGGGACCAAGGTCTGTATGTCGCCGGTGGCCATGCTGATGATTCACAATCCGGCGACCCTGGCCTATGGGGATCAGGCAGAAATGGAAAAGACCATCGGCATGTTAAGCGAAGTCAAGGAAAGCATCATCAATGCTTATGAAATCAAGAGCGGCTTGGCCCGCACAAAGATTTCCCATATGATGGATAACGAAACCTGGCTTAATGCCAAAAAGGCCGTGGAACTTGGCTTTGCCGATGAGATTCTCTTTGATAAAAAAGAGGGGGATGAGTCGCCAGAAGCCATGATTTATACGCCGGTAACCGTCACCAATTCGTTGGTGCAAAAACTAAAACCTCATGAACCGATTCATAAAGTGCCAGCCGCTTCCTTAGAAAAACGGCTGGCATTGCTCATTCATTAAGGAGGACAATAATGGATACGATTTTAGCACTGCGCGAAAAGCGCAAAAATCTCTGGGATGCAGCAAAATCCTTCCTGGATACTGTTCGCGATGAAAACGGCATGGTCTCTGCGGAAGACGCAGCCCGCTACGACAAGATGGAAGCGGATGTCGTGAATCTTGGTAAAGAAATCGACCGCCTGGAACGCCAGCAGCAGCTCGATGCACAGCTTGCCCAGCCGACAACGACACCGATTACCGAATTTCCGGGAGCAGGTAATAAAACGCCTGAAAAGACTGGCCGTGCGTCGGATGCTTACCGTAAAGCTTTCTGGGACAGCATCCGTTATAAGAACTTCATCGATGTACAGAATGCCCTGAGTGTCGGTACCGATGCCGATGGCGGTTACCTTGTACCGGATGAATTTGAAAAACAGCTCATCGATAAATTGCAGGAAGAAAACTTCTTCCGCAGCCTGGCGACGGTTATTCATACCAGCGGCGACCGTAAGATCCCTATCGTAACGGGTCATGGGGAAGCGGCCTGGATGGAAGAAAATGGACTCTATCCGGATAGCCAGGATACGTTTGGCTTGCAGTCCATCGGATCCTATAAACTGGGCACGGCCATTCGCGTTTCGGAAGAACTGTTGAACGACAGCGTTTTCAATCTTGAAAGCTACATTGCTGGTGAATTTGCCCGCCGTATTGGTACGAAGGAAGAAGAAGCATTTCTGATTGGCGATGGTAAGAACAAGCCGACTGGCATCTTTCCGTCTGCTGAAGTTGGGGTTACGGTCACCACCGCTTCCATTACCTTTGACGACGTTATCGACCTTTATCATTCTCTGCGCATCCCATATCGCCGCAAGGCCGTCTGGCTCTTGAACGATGCGACCATCAAGGTCCTGCGTAAAGTGAAGGACAACAACGGCAACTATATCTGGCAGCCGTCTGTCACAGCAGGCACGCCGGATACCATTTTGAACCGGCCTTGCTACTGCACGTCCTTTGCACCGGAACTGGCAGCAGGTAATCGTCCTGTGCTCTTTGGTGACTTCAGCTATTACTGGATTGCGGACCGTGAATCCCGCTCCTTTAAGCGACTCAATGAATTGTATGCAGCGAACGGCCAGATTGGCTTCCTTGCCAGCCAGCGCGTCGACGGCATGCTGATGCTCAAGGAAGCGGTCAAGGCCCTGGAGATGAAAGCGAAGGGATAAGCCATGATTGTGACACTGGAAGAAGCCAGAGAATACCTGCGGATTGACGAAGATGATACTTCGAATGATGAGGTCATCCAGTCTTCCCTGGAAACAGTCCAGGCGCTGTGCCTGGATATATCCCGCTGCGATGAAGCCGATGCCGAAGAGAATCCCGTGGTTTTCCACGAAGCCATTCTCTACGCAGCGGCCTTTCTTTATGAACACCGGGAGGAAGCGGATTATGCAGGCCTTTTAAAGCGCCTGCGCTGGCTTCTTTTTGGTGTACGCCGCAGCGCATTTTAAGGAGGTGTGCCATGAAGACGGGGCTTTTGAATAAGCGCATCGAAATCCTGGGCAAGAAAGCCGTGACCGATGAATACGGCTTTGATACACAGACCGATGCTGTCATCTGTCGCTGTTGGGCGTCGATCAAGCCGGCACGAGGTAAAGTGTTCTACGAACTAGAGCGTAAGGCCGATACCGAGTACACCTTGATTACCATCCGCTGGCGTCCGCAGATCACCCATGATATGAAAGTAAAGTACCAGGACCACCTCTACGACATCGACACCATCGTCGATCCGTACATGCGCCATGAGGCGCTGGAGCTGTACTGTACAGAAGAAATAAGGGGGACGGATACATGAGTAAAGGCGATTTTGACATGACTGGTCTGGCGGAACTGTCTTCTAAGTTGATGGCTGCTGTCGATGATTTTCCGGGGACTGCAGAAAAAGGCCTGATCACCATCGGCAACAAACTCAAGAAGGCGTGCGTAAAAAACACACCGGAAGGTAGTACAGGTAAGCTCAAGAAGGGCTGGAAGCATAAAGTGGAAGGCTATAACGGGTCCGAGCTGGTCTATGAGCTGCGTAATACACATCCGGTCCATCACCTACTGAACAACGGCCATGTAAAGAAAACGCCTAGTGGCAGGACTGTGGGCTATTACGAAGGCCAGCACTATACCGAAAAATCCGTCAAGCAGTTCGAAGCCAGTGACTTGCAGCCGGGACTGGAGAAACTCACGAAGAAGCTCCTCAGGAAAGCAGGCGGCACATGATTCATGACCTCGATATCCTGCAGGCGGTGCAGCAGAAGCTCAAAGAGCGGTTCCCGTATCCCGTCCATCTGCAGGAAGTCAAGGAAGGTTTTGCACCGCCGGCCTTCTTCCTGAAAACAATGACGGTGGCAATGCCGCAGAAAGAAAACGAGGTCTATCGGGATACAGACCTCTACATTACGTATCTGCCGAAGAAGCAGGAAAAAAGCACGGCTATCTACGCCGTGCTTTTTACTGCGGAAGATTTGTTCCGGGACGGGCTGAAAGTCGGCGACCGCTATCTTCCTGTCGTTTCTATGAGTGAGGAGCTGATGGGAACGGACAATGACGGCGGGCGCTTGACGCTGACCTTCCAGTACTATGACGCCAAAGAAAAAGTGGAAACGGCAGACATTATGAAGGTATTGCATCAACGGTACCAGAGAAAGGAGACTTAGCCCATGAAAATGCCATCCATCAATGTTGTGTTCAAAGAAAAAGGCATCAGCGCCATCGCGCGCAGTGCCCGCGGCATTGTCTTGTTGATTTTGAAGGAAGATACGCTGCCGTCCCAAACGGAAGTAAATCTCTACACGGCCGATGACATTCCGAAAGAACTCTCGGACAGCAACCGTGAGCAACTGGAGCTGACCCTTCGCGGCTACGTAAACAGCCCGAAGAAAGTCATTGCTGAAATCATCAGTAAGGACGCAGAAGATTATACCGACATTTTAAAGACCATCGAAAACAAACGATTTGATTACTTGGTTATTCCGGACATCGAAGAAAACCACATCGATACCATCGCGACCTGGATTAAGGGGATGCGGACGAATAAGAACAAGCGCATCAAGGCCATCTTACCGGACTGCACTGCCGATACGGAAGGCGTCATCAACTTCGTCAATAAGGTCATCCGTACGCGCACGAAGACGTACACGACCGCTCAGTACTGTGGCCGTATCGCTGGTGTTATTGCAGGAACGCCGATGACCATTGCCTGTACCTATGCGCCGCTGCCAGAGGTCATTGGCTGCGATGTCTGGACGCAGGAAGAAATGGATACCATGACCAATGCAGGGAAGCTGTTCTTCTTCTTTGATGGGGAAAAGGTCAAGCTGGGTCGCGGCATTAACTCCCTGGTTACAACCGTCCAGGGCAAAGGCGTATCGTTCCAGAAAATCAAGCTCGTTGATTTGATGGACATGATGTACGACGATATCCGCACGACGGCACAGGACCATTACCTTGGCAAGTATTCGAATAGCTATGCGAATCGCTGCTTGTTGGTGACGGCGGTTCAGGGCTATCTTGATCAGTTGGCTCAGGAAGGCTTACTGGAAGAAGGGCAGAATACCGCTTATATCGATGTGGAAGCGACAAAAACTTGGCTGGAATCGAATGGCAAATATACGAAAGAAGAACTGGCAGAGATGTCGGATATGGAAATCAAGCTGGCCAACATCGGCAG